CGGAGAACTTTGTTTCGGGCGGAGTCATTACGCACAACAGCACTTCCTGCGCTGCCCTGATGATAGTGGACTCCATTGCAATACCGCATTTTCGAACGCTCTACGTTACACCTTCGCGACGACAGACGAGCCAGTTCAGTAATACACGGCTGTCCAAAATCATTCATCATTCGCCACACATCCGAAACGTTTACATAGACCCCCAGCTTTCCAACAATGTCTTTCTTCAGGTTTTTACCAACGGCGCGGAGATGTCCTTGTCTTATGCTATTGACGACCCAGACCGCATACGCGGTATCTCTTCCGACCGGAATCTCGTTGATGAGGTGCAAGACATTCTGTACGAAGCGGTCATCCCCGTCATACGCGAGTGCATGGCCGCGTCGCCGTACGCTTACACGATGTTCGCCGGTACGCCAAAGAGCATGGAAAATACCATTGAATACTTGTGGCAGATGTCATCGAAGTCTGAGTGGGTGATGAAGTGCGGCTCATGCGGCAAATACAATTTCGTTGAAAATGAAAAATCGATAGGCAAGAAAGGTCTCGTTTGTTTGAACTGTGACGGACTCCTGCATCCCCGCGAAGGTTTCTGGTACGACTTCAATACCGAGGAGTCGGTGAAGATAAAAGGTTTCCATATTGCGCAACCGATGCTACCCATCAACACAGATAACCCCGAACGCTGGAAGCGCATTATCGATAAGCTGGAGACCTACTCCCCTACAAAGTTCAAGAATGAAGTTTTAGGCATATCCGACGCCATTGGTTCGCGCCTCATCTCATTGGAAGAGTTGACAGGGATGTGCCAGGACTACTACGTAGATCTGCCCATCCCGCGTGAACAGCTCAAAGGCATACGTGCAACTGTAGGCGGTGTTGATTGGTCTGGGCAGGGTGCCGATTACGTTTCGCGCACCGTTGCGTGGGTGTTCGGCCTCACGCAGGATTTCAAATTCAAGACGCTGTATTTCAAGATAATGCGCGGGGAAAACCCCGTTGAAGACGTTGAAGAAGTTGCACACATTTTCCAACAATGCAACTGTCAGTGTGTGGTGGGGGACGCCGGAGAAGGCGCTGTAGCGAATGCGATGCTTCGTGACGTTCTCGGAGCGCACCGCATGTTCCAGGCGCAATACGGCAGCTTCAATACGCTTGTGCGCTGGAACCGTAAGGACAGGTATCTGGTAGACCGTACTGCCGCGCTCGATTCATACATGCTACACCTGAAGCGTCAGGGAAGCATTTTCCCGAATCCTCGACAAATGGCGGCGCCTATCCAGGATATCTTGAATGAGTACGAAGAAACGTCGCAAGTAGGAACCATGGGCGGCGGCCGCCGCGTATGGCGTCACGCGCCCATGGCTCCAGATGACTGCCTCCACGCACAGGTCTTCGCGTGGTTGGCCATGAAAATTCTGCAGAACGATTTGGAATTCTACGAGCAAGAGAAGTAGAGTCGCATTTACTCTTTATTCTTGGCAGCGACCCACGCTTCGTAATCGGTGAGTATGTGTGGCGCCGCGTCTCCGTCAGCGATGATACCGCTTTCGTATATCCGCTGGTTCCCTGTAATAAACTGGAGAGGGCTGAACACGTAACGCGTTTGTTCCGGGTTCAGCTGTACATGCGCGGGGTACAGCACGCTGATGCGCCCTGACGAACGACGGAGCTCCCCGGCAATTATCGGAGCACCACCTATTATGGGTACGTACACCATGACTTTCGGTTTAGTTGTGGTCATGCGACAACCTCATTTCTACTAGGGTCGTATATCTCGCCGTAGTTGTCCCCAACCTCGTAGTCGTATAGGAAAGGCACAGGTAACCAGTCGTACTTTTCAGCAACGCGGTCAGTTACGTAATGGTCAAAGAAGCCTTTCAATTTTCCTACGTTTTCCTCAGGTAATTCGAGTACGACTGAGTCGTGTACCGTGATGAGCATCTGACCACCAAGGTCACTCTTTATTGCAGGAGCCATTTCGTGCATCTGACTAAGCAATAAATCGCTTGCTGTACTCTGAATAAGGAAATTGACCGCTTCGCGGCACGCGCTCGAGTAGTACGAACCACCCAAGTGGGCGAGCCGGAAACGACGGCAACGCCCAAAGACGGTTTTCACAAACTGTCTCTGTCGTACAGTGCGCTTCACCCCCTCGACATACGCGCGAAGAGCAGGGAAGGCGTTGAACAGGCCCTCTTGAATCCTCTCCGCTTCCTCGACTGTCGAATTGATTTGTTGGGAAATCGTCCATGGTCCAGCTCCGTAAAATGTACCAAAGATAACGCGTTTGGCACGGGTTCGTTTGTCTGTGATGTCTGGGTCAGATTCTTTACGCCGTAACACCTCCTCATATGGAATACCATAAATTTGAGAACAAGTAATGCTATGGATGTCGTCGCCGTTGAGGATGGCAGCAATCATCTTTTTGTCTTTCGAGTAGACTGTGTAGACACGCAACTCTGCGCCCTTGATGTCCATGTTCACTATCTTGTAGTTAGGCTTCGAGGGGATGAAGACTTTCTTAATGTTGTACCCTGGGTGTACGACGATTTCGCGTTCTTTGCCGTTTTCATCGGATACTGTTTTTGTGATGCGACACATTATCTTGGGAATGTTTTGCATGTTGGGGTCGCTACTGCTGAGCCTCCCCGTAGCAGTACCATTCAAATGAAACTGACAATGAATGCGACCGTCCATCCGAGACAAGCGTCGCAGCTTCACCAAGAAACCGCCTAACGCTTTTTCAGACGCACGGTACGTAATGAGTTTATCCGCGAGAACATGGCGCACATCGTCCTCGGGGTACATCTTCTGGTATTTTTCCAGTGCATCGTTCTTGGTGCTCCCCACTTCGATACCCGGCAGTGCAGGGAAGTTCATCTTCTGCATAAGCGCCGCCACCTGTAGCGGTGCGTTGTAATTGATAGTGGGGTCGAATTTTGCACGCAGTTCGCCGAGTACACTATCGCGCAGTTCCGTTATCTCCTTTTCAATGTGGTCGAGATAGTCGAAGTCCACTTTTACGCCGTGAAACTCCATATCTGCGAGCACAGGTGTCATCGGCAAATACAATGAATCCATCACGGCATTGCCGTCTTCACCGAGCCCTGTCGCGTGGATACGCCGAATCTGTTCTTTCACGATCATCCGCGTAACATCCGCGTCTACACCCGCGTATTGTAGAATCTCATCCAGCGGGATAGCTTCAAAACCTTCTCCGCGTTTACCGCCTTTCTCAGATGTATTCTTTCCGGGCTTTTTAATTTTGAGTTCTTTTTTGTTTTCCCGAATACTTTCTCGCAGCTGACTTTTGATAAGCTTGACGTCTTCCTTCAACGCTCTGCGTAACAGAGATACCTCGGACTTCGTGTCCCCCAGTATCTTTTTCGCTGCGCGCAGTTCCTGCTGCTTCGTAAGAACTGCGCTGAGTTTCTGCGATACCGCGGGGTTGACCCACACGGGTACTTCTTTCTGTGAGACTTCTACAGACTTGCTTAGCGCATCTGACAATGTCGTCCACGTAGCTCTGTCTACCCATTCGGGAATGTTGTTATTCGTGGTACGCTCGAGAATCTCGATATCTGCAATATACAGATTGCCTTTGATATCGCGTCCGTCTTCGTCCAGTCGGTCAGTCGTCCGAAGAATCTTTTGCAGCTCTTCGTCGTAACCTTCGTAAGCTGGAGTGTAAATGGTTGTCAGCTTTTTCAAGCTGTACAAACCCTTTTTATCCTCGTCCATGTAGTGTTCGCCCAAAAGAGAATCCCAAACAACACGATTGATAGGTATGCCGTGAACCATTGTGAGGAACTTCAAATCGAATTTGGTGTTGTGAAATGCTTTCGGTTTAGGACACGCTAACAATCGTGCGATTTCTTTCCAAGCGACTTCTTTGTCGTATTCACATTCATCGTGTTCAAGCAGGATAGTCGCTGCTTTGCCGGTGTCCCAAGCTACTGAGAGCATGAGCACTTTCGCGTCTTCTTTGTGCGGGAAGAGTGTGTTGGTCTCGGTATCCACACTGATCAGCCAGTTATCCGGTCCAATGTTAGTTTCGGGATTGTAGTAGCCGATAATGTGGTCAACGAGTTCACGAACCTCCTCGATAGTTTTTGGATAAACGTAGTCACACGCCAATTGGTCAATGTCTTGGTGTGTGTCTATGTCACCCTCGACAGCCAGTTTAGTGGCTTTCAACAATGACGCTACTTCAACGTTTATCTTGCCTGGGTTTGCTTGCATGTCCTTCATGGACATGAGTGGTATCGCTTTATACTGACGCGGCCCTTGTGGTGTGTTCAGCGAAAGTGTAAGCACGCGCCCCGTTACGTCGTAAATATTCTGGAACTTGAGTCCAACTGCGCGAGCGGCTACAGGGCCGAGAGGTACTATAACAGGAAGCGAAGTGTCGGTACCTCTAACAGACACGATGTCACGCAGTAAGTTAGACTGACAGGCGTCTAACATTTTCCTCGGGGGTTCGTTCGCCCCTGCGGGTAACGCTGTCAAGACCGCGTAGGTGTAGTACACCCGGAGGTCCGCATACATGCCGCCCTGAAATTTTCGAATGAAATCGAGAATGTTTTTGAACAGCCGTCCTTGATGCCCGTAGAAATGGCGGTCGTGCCCCACTGAGAATGCCGACGGAAAACTATTCACGACAATTAAGTGCGCGGGTTTGTTGCCGCCACCTTGCCACAGGCACGCATCGTACAAGGACGGGCATTCGAGCTCTGTGCAAGAGCTTCGTTTGCCTCTTGTCATTGTTTGAAATTTCCTTCCGTAACGTTTTTCTTCTCTGCGGTGGACGCCCCATTTCCCCCGGGAATATCGTTCATCATCAGAAGACGTTCTTCTTTATCGTTGGTTTCTTGGTTGTTGTAGTGCCGTGTAACGATAGTGTCTCGTACGTCGATTATCGAAATATCATGTAACGAGACCTTCGCTCCGACACGCGGCCAAACAGCCGATTGCAAGAATCGTTTACTAATTTTAGATTTGAGAACTACACGCGAATCTTCGTCTGCCACGAATTTCAGCCGCCCAGGATACTGCGTCCCACGGTACGTGTTGTCGTTGCGCATAACACCGCTGACTACTTTGTGCCAATGGACGATGAGCCATTTTTTCTCTGGTACGTAATACACACCAACGTCAGTTCCGTTGAGGAAGCCTTCAAAGTGTGGGTCGCCGAGCATTCGCGCTACAGTAGCCGTCCCGCTCAAGCTGGGGTCGTGGGCACTCAAGTGAATAGGTGTATTCAGAATGGAATTCCATATAGACGCGGATTCCTGTGTCGCACCCTGCTCCGCCATTTCCTCCATTTTAATAGCGGCAAAACGAACCATGAAGTCTACGTAATCTTTTCCTACAAGTTTCAGGATAGTCGTAGCTGGGAGGAGGTTCTGTTTCAGTCTATCGTCTGTTCCGGCTTCCAGTTTACCGTTGATTCCGAATTCTTGTTGTAACTCCCGCTGTGTTTGAATTACCTCGTTGGTACGCGCAATGAGGCAGAGGGTTATCTTACGCCGAAGTGCGCGGATATCCTCGTAAGTGTATTTACGGCGTATCATCTCTACTGGGTTCTGGTATCCTGAAATGTGCTTGGTCCGAACGCGCACGTACCGATTGACATCGCGCGTCTCTTTGAGACTAAAAATCCCACCAATGATAACAGGGAAATACAGGAAAAAACGCATCGCCTCTCCGTTGACGGAGCCGCGGTACGCGTCAGTTCCTGTACTGATTGTGCGGAACAAATCTTGGATTTCGCGGACTACGCGTGCCTTACGTTCTGGACGAAACGATCCGAAATTCGAATCTTCGAATTCATCGAGCAATAGTCGGAGGCTTGACCCCGACATTGCTTGCCGTATTGACGCAGCCGAGAAATCGTCCTGTACAACAGTTGCGTCGCACAGCTTCAGGTCGGGGTAAGCACGCCCTCCGACGACCTGCATAAAAGTTGACTTGCCAGATTGTGACTGCCCACCCACAGACGTCAGCACCATGTGCTCGAACGCGGTGGCTATAGTCGTGTACATTATGTCTGCGGTGAGGTAGTCGATGGTGAGGTCGTGATCCTTGAATTGCCAACCGATATCCAGGATGTCGCGGATGGTTTCGAACACCTCTTTGAGGTCTACTGTTTTGCCCTCCTCAATACTTTCCAAGCTGGTCAAATCACGTGACCACGGTTTGCTGCGAAGCCGAAAAAAGTATTCGCCATGAACAGGGCAATCGAGTTTTTCAAAGTGCAGTGTGTTGTCCGCAGCGAAGGTGCCTTTGAAGAAGTTCGCGCCGTTTACGATGAACACGACAGGCTCGCCTGTATCCACGGTCTCCCGGATGTAGTGATACCCCTGGTCCAATTCAACAAGACGTTCCAACGGCATCGCACTGTCGATGCACACCGTAACTGCTTCGAAAAAGGCCTTGTTGATTAGCTGCGTTTTCTTTAGAGAGTTGAGACGGACGGGTTCACCCTTGGGATTGAGTGTGTACTGTAAATGCGCAGGCTCCCCCAATTCCCTTTGGATGTACAGCTCGGGAAGTCCAATGTCCAAGCTGAGTGTCCCCATTACCGAGCTGATTGAATTCATCGCAAAAGTGCGCATGACCTTTTTGCGACGGCTCCACACCATGACAATCGGAGAACCGCCGAGTTGTTTTTCGGTGAGAAAGAAGTACTCGTCTGTACGAAGTTTGTGTGTGAGGCGTTGGCGAAAAGAGTCCTCATCGTCGTCGTCAGGGAGCATCCCCTGACGGATGAGTTCTTTGTCCAACCCGTATACAGAGCACATTTTCTCAACGTAAACGTTTCGTTCGGACTCATCGCGCAAGATAGCGCCGAACTCCGACGCGGATTCAGTACGCGCGCGGACATCTCCGCTTTCTATATTTTCGATTTCTCGACTGGACTGGTCCACCGCCCAATCGTAATTACGCACGAAAGATTCAGTATTACAAAGTCTTTCGTAGAACGGCGCGAATCCGTAAACACGATACGCTTGGTCAATATCCTTGACCGTTCTTTTGCTGTCATCATCTGTCCAAGAGAACACGCGACGAAACCGGCTATTGTTTGTGAGTATTTTCCGAGCGAAGCCTACACCGTCGGCGTCGTTATCCGGTCCAATCCAGCCTTCCTTGAATCCAAAGTCGACATAGGCATCCAGGTCAGACCCGGCACCCATACCGCCGCCGATAGCAGCCACGCACACGTCGTTGGTGCCTTCAGATGCCTGGTGCGCAATATGTGAAAGCGCATCCATCTCGCCCTCTACACAAACAAGCGGCCGCTTTTCCAGTTTCCCCAGGAGTTCAGAGAACGTATTGATGCCAAAAATACCGAACTCGTTTTCATAGGCGTCTTCGATAGCGTATATGTCTTTCGTACCAGGATGTCGAATTCGAATACGCCCCACAGTAGTCGGTGACGTGAAGTAGAAAAATACAGCAGAACCTTCGTGTACGCGTTTAGCACCAGGAGCTGCAAGGTAATTGTTCTTTTCTCCTACGAAATATCGGTACGCACTTTCAACGAGGTCCGCCCGCTTCATATTTTCCAGGCGTTCAGCCATACGTTCTTGCGGCATCAGTACACCAACGGGCCACACGTGCGCCGCATCAGTTGGTATTTTTCGCTCACCCAGCCAGTCCAGCAATTTCGAATCGCGTATATAAGCGTACTCTGGTTTGTCTGGGTTGCATATCGCGTCCACGAGTTCGTCGTTCATTACCCGAAGTAACGCGAATTTCAGTTGTTGGTTGTCCTCTATCTGTTGCAAATTCTGCATGTACGCAGCAGGTAGCCTAATTCCGAATCGGTTTTTGAGTTTCGACAGAGCAGCAGAATTTCCGATTTGTCCTAAGTCCGCTACGAATCGGATAGGATTGTAAACTGTGCGGTGACAGCCAAAACAGTGCACTAGTTTCCGCTCAAGATTCACAGTCATTGAGGGGTCGTTGTCTGCGTGATAGATACACTGTGCTTTGATGACATCGCCGGACAGTGTCCATTTGTGGCTCGGCCGGAGTTCTTGAAACAGGTTCAACCAATCGTTGGCAGCTACTTGTTGCCAGATAGCCCGCAATTTTTCAACGGGAACGTTCTCCGGCGCTTTTTTGCTCATGTCAGCCTCTCAGCGGGCAAATATCCGTATACTCACAAAAGCTGCAGTACCAGCCTTTACGGGCCGCGAGGGACAGCGCTTCTTTGGCGGCGTTGTTGATGTACGCGTAGAACCAGGGATACAGTGTTTCGCGGATGGTGTTTGCACTACGCATTTCGTCCCAGATGATTTCACCACTTTGCATGTAATGTATCGCGGACTGCACGCCTTCGATATTTGGAAATACATTGAGTGCTGCAATGGCGTAGAGGTTGAGTTGCCCCTCGTATGACTCGAGTGACGCGTTTCCATCGACATTCGTTTTTACAGCGCCAGATTTATGGTCGATGATGATCATGTACTTGCCCTTGGCGCGCAAACAAAGATCCCAGACACCTCTGAAAAATACGGGATGTTCAGCTGTCTTCGATGTAAAAAACTTTGTAGGGGTCATATCGACGGACAGCCCGAATTTTCGTTCGATGTGTACCTCAGTGACACCGTGCTCCCGCGAAAAAGATTCGAATCTATTTTTGAATTCAAGAATACTATGCGCAAATGCGAGGAGCTCTTCCGTTTCAGGCGTTGTCAGCTTTTGGTCGATACCCGACCGACGCATGGCTTCCTTGATGTCCATGCCTTTTAGATACCGCTCGGCAGCGGAATGCGCGGCAGTACCAATACGCCCGGCCGAACCAGAAACAGAATGTCCTTTAGTTTTCTTTACGTATTTTTGTTGGAATCGGAATGGACAGTTGAATGCAGCGTCTGCTTTGGACATGGACCACACTGCGAAACGAACTGCTTCCTCGTTGAAATTAGGCATGGTACTCCCTACAGAAAAAGATACCCGGGACACTAGGTCCCGGGTATCGGTCACTTGATTTTACATGCTTTTGTTGGTACTGAAATCCGGCTCAGGAGCACTTCCAGCGGCAGCATCATCGCCACCAACAAAGTTACTCTCCGCAAGTCCGTCAACCAGTCGTTTATTGGAGGTGTCTTGTTCGTCAATTTTTGCGAGGATATCTTTTCGAACCCGTGTAATTTTCTTGTTGAACCTGCCCATGACGGACAACACTGTGGGGTCAACCTTTTCACCCGTAGGTGTCACGGAAAAGACGTGGTACTTCGATTTACTCCCTTGGCGGGTACGTTCTTCAGTTTGTAACGCGTACCAGCGGTCCCACATGCGCGCCGTTGCACTTGCCTGGCGGAACAATTTGAACCCAGCACGGAACGACGTGCGTGCAAACTGTAGATGGAATATCTGGTCCATGTCTTTGTTGAAGGCCAGGACGTTGATGCTCTCTGCGCAGGTCTGCCGCTCACCCTGCTTGAAAGCAAAGTCAGCACAGCTCTTGCAAGGTACGCCATAGATGCTGGTTTCACCATTTTCAGAGCGACATACAGGTTGCGGTGTACCCTCTTCGAACTTGGAGCGCGTTCTGTACATGTACAACGGTGTAAACTCAAGACGTTGGTAGACGTCACCAATGTCGGTATAGATGTCGCCGAGGTTAGCGCTCTCTGGCGCTTCCGTCGTCATCGCCTGTCGGATTTTCACAACCGGAGCAGACCAGCGTGCGCCGCCCATCTCTTCGAATCCCTTTTTATCGGGGTTCATGATGGTCATCAAGTGTTGTACGTTTTCAAACACATGTTCAGGAAGTTGTTTCTTGTACAGCGCGAGTGCTTGTTGGTCGTCTTCTGAGAGGCCGCCCTCGTTAGCGTGTACTTCTTCAGCTGATGTTTCCTCCGCGGATGTCTCTTCGACAGATGCGGTCGTGGTTTCGGTTTCCTCGAGAGCGGGTGTTTCATCGACTTGTTCAGGTTTCTCTTTCTTCGACACGTCGGTACTCCTTTCGTTTTCATTTTCGCTTTTTGTTTCTTTGGATTTGAAAAGTCCCATGAGTATAGGGTCCTCCTTCGAAAACGACAAGTAAAAAGTCCCCATGACTTTTTACGTTTTGGAACAGTGCGTTAGAGCCGCCATTAGGCGCTCAGGATTTTTGTGCTTGCGGTCGCAATATCTTGTATGTACCATCATGACCATATACAACATATGGACGTAGGTACCAGTGACAGAATTGGCTAAAACTTGCCCTGAGGATTACGACCAGAATCTTTTTCGCTACTACAACGATCTAGGACGCGTCAAGATTCTGGATGTTAGCGTTGAACGTAAGCTTTTCCAACAGTACAAACAAAATGGTGACATCGTAGCACGGGACAAGTTGTTAGAATCGTGTCTGCGTTTTGTTGTGACCCTTGCTAGGGACTACACCCACGAACCCGACATGCTCAAAGACCTCGTGTCTTCAGGCAATCTCGGGTTAATGCGCGCACTCGATAGGTATGACCCCGAACGAGGTACACGGTTTTTGAGTTACGCGACACATTGGATACTTTTAGGCATTCGGACAGAACTGTACAAACGTTCCTTAGTATCAATGCCTTCCTGGCGTCAAAAAGCACTTCGGAAGATCAAAGTCGTGCAACAAAAGCTTGTTGCTCAATACGGGCACATCACGGTAGAAGAACTTGCCGACGAAGTTGATTTTTCAGTGACACAGCTGAAAAGACTCCGTGTTAGCGGATTCCATTATTTGCGTCTTGACGACCGCGAGTCACAAGACGCTGGTATGTTTTCGCAGCGTGACCCATACGACAGTTTCCAGTCTGCAACAACGATAACCGATTCAAACGACGCTGCCATCAACAAGGAAACAGGCGACATTGTGCGTCAGCTTCTTGGCACACTAAAAGGCAAAGAACGATTCGTCATAAAGAATTATTTTGGGATTGGTATCGATAGGCGGAGTCTCCGCCAAATCGCTGCAATTCTGGG